TACCCTGGGATAACAGGCTTATCACTCCCAAGAGTTCACATCGACGGAGTGGTTTGGCACCTCGATGTCGGCTCATCGCATCCTGGGGCTGAAGTAGGTCCCAAGGGTTGGGCTGTTCGCCCATTAAAGCGGTACGCGAGCTGGGTTCAGAACGTCGTGAGACAGTTCGGTCCCTATCCGGCGCGGGCGTAGGATATTTGAGAGGAGCTGTCCTTAGTACGAGAGGACCGGGATGGACTGACCTCTGGTGTATCTGTTGGGTATCAAACCCATGGCAGAGTAGCCAAGTCGGGACGGGATAAACGCTGAAGGCATCTAAGCGTGAAGCCCCCCTCAAGATGAGATATCCCATCGCAAGAGTAAGACCCCTTGAAGACGACGAGGTAGATAGGGCAGAGGTGGAAGCATGGCAACATGTGCAGCTGACTGTTACTAATCGGTCGAGGGCTTAACCAAAAGGTTAGGTTAAGGATAGGATAGAGGAAGCGATTCCTTATGATTTAAACGGATGAATTTCAATATGTGGTTTTGAAGGTATATATGGCCCAGTGGCTCAGTTGGTTAGAGCGCCGCCCTGTCACGGCGGAGGTCGTCGGTTCGAGTCCGATCTGGGTCGTTTTTATAAAGATAAGGGGTCTTAGCTCAGCTGGGAGAGCATCTGCCTTACAAGCAGAGGGTCATAGGTTCGAGCCCTATAGGCCCCATTTCTTCTATAAAACGCCGATGTGGCTCAATTGGCAGAGCAGCTGATTTGTAATCAGCAGGTTATCGGTTCGAGTCCGATCATCGGCTTTGCTTTAAATATTTGGATGGGTTCCCGAGTGGCCAAAGGGGGCAGACTGTAAATCTGTTGCGACACGCTTCGGTGGTTCGAATCCACCTCCATCCATTAAATAGGTGTTGTATTTTTCACACTTATTGTATATAATAGAATATGTAAATAATACCGCGGGGTGGAGCAGTCTGGAAGCTCGTCGGGCTCATAACCCGAAGGTCGTAGGTTCAAATCCTGCCCCCGCAATTTTTTTTGCAATGAGACGTGCATAAATGAGTTGCCAGAACCGAGCAAGAGTGCTTGCACATATGAGCGATTCTGGCAACTTATTTGTATACGCGCTGTAAGTGAAAAATGGACAAGCCCAGATAGCTCAGTTGGTAGAGCAGAGGACTGAAAATCCTCGTGTCACTGGTTCGATTCCGGTTCTGGGCACTTTGGTTTCATACCAATGGGGTATTAGCTCAGTCGGTAGAGCACTTGACTTTTAATCAAGTTGTCCGGGGTTCGAATCCCCGATGCCTCATGAATGAAAGATAGCGGAAAACCTTGTGATTACAGGGCTTTCCGCTTTTTTTGACGGTAAAATTATCTAGGCAATTTTATAGAAAAACAACGAAAAAACATGTCTAAAATCTGTCCAAGTAAGCAAAATTTTTCAGAATGTCTAAATTCTGTCCAAGCTGTCACAGCGCAATCGCTGTTTTTACGACCTCTTGAACGTTCTCTTTTTCCTCCATAATGTGGCTGTAAACGTCGATGACCATCTTCTCTGTGTCGCCCAGCAGCTCCGCGATTTTCTTTGTGCTGATAGCTGGAATCTGGTAGCACAGCTCCGTACAATAATTGTGCCTGAAGATATGTGCAGTCAGATCGTGAATGACGTACAGGTTTTCAGTTCCGCCGGCGGCCAGATTCATCTTATTAATGATACGCTCCCACATGCGCCGGTAACTGCTTTTGGTCATCATGCGGCCATCCTGGGTGTGCATCAGATACGGTGCTGTCAGGCCTTTAAGATACTCCTTTAGATGGACGGCCAGAAATGGAGGGATAGGCACCTTACGCACCCCGTTTTCGGTCTTTGTATTCTTTACCCCGGGATTATTCACCCGAAACTCTACAGACCCTCTAACGGTCAATTCAGACGTTTTCAAATTGATATCAAGGGGCTTCAGGGCCAGCACTTCGCCGCGGCGGAGGCCGCAGCCGTAGATAATCAGAACAAATGTCTTTTCCATCGGTGTGAAGTCAGCGGCCTTGATTGCCTTCTTTTCGGTGGCGGTAAGGGGCCGCTTTTCTCTGGCTTTGTACTTTGGCCTGTTGATTTTTTCGCACAGTTCCCGCAGCGCCTTTTCGGGGAGAAGCCGTTCATCCACAGCAGCCCGGATAATTTGTTTATATGTCAACATGATTTGTTGGCATATACGAGGTTTTTCGGATGCATTGTTGATAAGTAGCTGTAAATGTACTTTTCTTAGGTCCTGCAGCTTAACGCCTTCCAGCGCGGCAAAGTGCTTGTCTATAATATTTTTATACATCATCCTTGTATTGTACTCCCGGACAGCCTTGCTGGTCTCCAGCCACTCATCGGCGTAGGCCAGAAAGGCCATATCCGATGTCTGGATTTGATTTCCTTCTTCAATCCGGCGTTTCAATGCATTGACCTGTTTTTCAAGGTCGGCGCTGGACTTTCTTGATTTCAAGTTGATTCGGTGTTTCTGGCCGTATTCGTCATAAGTACCGTCCCAAGCCTTAGTACGATAAATACCATATTTGTCAGGTTTATATTTTTGCTTTGCCATAATATCATCCTTTCCTGTTGCGATATCGCAACTTTTGGGTATAAAAAATACGCCCCTTGCCAGGACGCTCCGAGGATGATATAATTTATTTGCGAGATAAAGTATATCTACCGGGGTAGTCTGGTAAGAGAATCTATGTGAAAGCCGTTCAGTGTTGGTAGCACCGGGCGGTTTTTCATATTTGACAAATAGAGCAGTTTGACATATAATATACTTAACAAGGAAACCGATAGCTAGATTAAGCCTAGCCACCTCGGTCAACGAGTTACACTAAAAAATAGCGCTACACTTTGCGACGGTGAGGGCGCTATTTTTTATGCCTGTCATTTCTGACAAGGGTAATGATAGCAACTAGCATAATTACAAAGGTAAATAAATCTCCATATGTAACGTACATAGGCATCCAGCTCCTTTCTTAAAAAGCAATCAAAAGGTGGCTGGCATATCGCCCCATCGGTCTCCCGAGTAAGTATATTATATTGTCAAGGTGCTTATTGCGTTATTTATATTCACTTATCCCCATTGTAAACAGTGGAACGAAAAGAATAAATTCTCTTAATTAATACTATCAATATCCAGTGAGTATCCTAAAACTTCACCTACACTGGTACACTTTCCTTTGAGTGTAACAATGTCACCGATTGACATATCCATTACTTTACTTTTTTGGTCGTCGGATTTAATGTAGCATTGTACCCCTATAATAGCAAAATCATCCTCCGAAGGTGCTAATGATATATATTTGCCACTGGAATCTATAACATTGAGTTTTCCGGTGATTTCCAGATACTGCCCCTTATATGCATCAGATGCTTTCATTGCATTTGCTTTAAGGGTCTTCATCATTTCATCTACAGAGACAGCGGTATATTCAATAGTTGCTGCGGTTGTTGTTTCAGCTGTTTCCGTATCTTTCACTGACTTGACAGAAGTGGAGTTAGCTTCTTTGTTTCCGCCGCCACCTGCAACAGAAACGATTACAGCAAGTCCGATCACTATCAGAACTGCTATAAGGCATCCACTTGCACCCTGCTTTTTGCGGCATTGCGGGCAAGTCTTCGCACCGTATGGTATCTCACTTTTACAATGTTTACAGATTTTTGTTGCTGGTTTTTCTTTGCTCATACTCTTTTCCTCATTTCTTTTGTTTATTTATTAAAAAGCCATTGGCTATTTTAATCTCAATTCAATCAATTCTTTTTGATAGCCAAGAATCCGCGCTGTCTGTTCTATGGTGCATTCCTGGTACTTTAAATATTCGTATAACGTATCGTCGGTTATTAGAAATTCTACGGCAAATTTATTGGCTTCTATCTCCATCTTGTCCACAGAATGGTAGGTATTGGCCAGCAAAAACGGCGTGTTTGACTTTGGATGCATAATAGCATGACCAAGCTCGTGAGTAGCTGTAAACTGTCTTTGCACACCTTCAAGGTTGCAGTTAAGGTGTATCTGTTTTTGACGTAGAACGAGATTGTAATATCCCCTGACAAGACCAAGCTCCTCGCTTAATAAGATAATGTTTTTTGCTCGAATAATATCAAAAGGATTCTCTGTCTTATAATAGCGCTTTAAATAAGCGACTTCACCCCGTATATCCAATAAGCTCACTTCCCCTGATTATCAGAACTCAAATATCTCTTTGGCGTAAATTTCTTTGCGTTTATTTTTGCTACCCGGATACTGTGTTCGAGGCTGGCCTTTAAAAGTTCCTTGGTTTCATCATCCAATGGGGCGCCATCAAACATAAGAGCTTCTTGCTGCCCTTCTAAATCGGACAGGGCCTTTTCAAGGCGGCGGCCAATGTCCCTCTCATCCCTTGCGGTGAGCTCGGGCGATTTTTCTTTAGGCTCGTCTTTTCCGGTCATTAGGTAATCCACGCTTACGCCAAAATAATCAGCTATCTTTTGCAGAGTGGTGGCAGAAGGAGTGCTTCTTCCAGATTTCCAGTTACTTAATGCGGTTTGCGTCACACCGGCCTCTTTTGCAACCCTATAGGATGTAACGTTGTGTTTTTGTAGAAGTTGTTCAAATACATCATACATTTTTTGTGCTCCTTTCACAAAATAAAAATACTTTCGCAAAAATAAGCAAAAGTGCTTGACTGCTTACGCAAAATAATGTATGATTACTAACGTAAACAAAAGTACAAAGCAGCAATGCTTTCGTATGTGAATGCTAAATATTATTAGATGTGGTAGTTTTGTAATTGAAAGTATATCATATTTCGAAAGTATTTGCAATAGAAAAATGTAGAAAGGCGGTGAAGATATGTATCAGAGGCTTTCTGAGTTGATGAAAAAGAGCGGCGAGACAGCGTATCAGGTCTCAAAAGCCACGGGAGTTAGCCAGACAGCATTTTCTAATTGGAAAGCTGGTCTTGCAAGTCCTGGAACCAAAAGCCTTGCGGCATTGGCAAAACACTTTAACGTTCCAATGGAATATTTTCTTGAGAGTGATGGTGAAAGCAAATGAAAATCACAATTGACTTAAACGAGTGTCCCACTTTTGGTCTAACTCCCAATTGCGTATATCGTTCTTTGTATATGGAGTATTGTGACAAGTTGCAGAAAACACATCACGATCCTTTGTGGGGAATGGCAACGGCTTGCGATTCAACAGCACGTGAGTTATATGCATACAAGACAGGGAGAAGTAAGAATGTGAAAAATTTGATTCTTACCTATGCGGATGCAGAAGCGTGTTTTGAGCTGTTTAAACAGTTTGCGAATGTGTGGGCAATGAATGTGCAATAGAAGGAGTTGGAATATGCATGTGTCAATGAGAAGGGAGGGGTAATACGAAGCTTAATAATTACACTGATGCGGAACTATGTGAGATTTATGAAAATCTTAACACATGGAAATGGGATACACGATTAGGCGATAAACCGAAGGGATGGGATGGGATGCCGAGATATAATCATCACTGGTACCACAAAGTTCTCAGAAGAAAAACAAAAACTGATTATGTAGATCCAATCTTGAGACAGATTAGGGATGTGGTACCAGAGAAAGAAATTTCAAGATATCGTTGTGTGAATGTATTAAAAATGCCTAATGAAACATTTGAGCAATGGTGGTTAAAAAATGGTGAATTTCGTTCCAATTGGTAGCAATAGATGTGAATAAACTAAGCAAAGCAATAAATGTGGTTATTCCATAAGGAATAACAAACATTAGATACCTGCTCCGTTGCTCTTCAATATATGCACGACCATCAGCACTAATTACATATCCATCATAAATAGGCATCCCTTTATCATCAGAATCTATATAGTGCCGGAGAATTAACCCCCTGTTTGCTAAGTACAGTGCAACATTATTTAAGCCATTCGGTGGAGTGAGAGTACTTGTAATTGCGTCTATCTGCTCATAACTTAAGTAATCAGCCGTATAGAGTGCTTTTAAAAGTTTATAAGATTTTTTATCTATCATATATCGGACCTTTTCTTCTGTATTCGATGCTACAACGCCTAAGTACAGTATAGGGCATAAGGACGATAAAATCAAGAAAGGAGCGTGATTGCATGCTGGAGTTTCCAAAACCTGTCATGAAGATGTCGGAACTTCAGAAAATGGGGTTCCCGGAAACCTATCTGAAGCGGGCTTACGGGGATAAAAACCAGACCTTCGCCACAAAGATGAATCCGGCATTAACAAAGAGTCCGGTTATTTTCGACACCGCTGGCTTCAAAATCTGGTGGGAAAAGCAGATTGAGGCACAGGTTCGGTCGATGCCCAGGAGAAGAGGGAGGTGATACCAATGCACAAACATTATAACGATGGCCCTGCGGCTGTCAAGCAGGCACGAGAGGCAGAAGCAAACAAGCAGGTAGAGCGGATGACCAGCATGATGGTGTGGATGACATACGGATGGATTATTGCGGCCGGGGTGTTCCTGCGGGCGGCCGGATGGATGTAGGGAGGAGGGACAAGGATGCTTAGAACTACCACAAAAGAGATGCTGCTGACAGAGTTATCGAATCGGAAACCAGAGGAGGTCCGCTTGAGCTTTGCAATCGGATGGATGCGGGCAGAAGAAAACTTGTTGTACACAAGCGGAGAGGTTTTGAGGCTGCTAGAGGCAATTAAAGGAGAAATAGAGCCCACCGGCGGCAACCGGACAGGCTCAGGAACTTAAAAAATATTCGTACTTGATTATAACAGAGAAAACAGGAGGATGCAAGGATGAGTTATTACAATGTATGTCCACGCTGTGGTTCGCATCTGGATCCGGGTGAGTTATGCGATTGCAAGGAGGAAACGGAATGCCGGTCAGAAAGTACAGATTCAATAGCCGTGAGGAATGGCTACAGGCCAGAAAAAATCACATCGGTGGTTCCGATGCCAGCGCCTGTGTCGGCATGAACCCTTATAAGGACAATGTGCAGTTATGGGAAGAGAAGAAGGGGTTAATTATCCCGGAGGATATCTCGGAGCGTGACTATGTCCAGTATGGGACTAAAGCAGAGGAGTATCTGCGCGGCCTCTTTTCTCTTGATTTTCCACAGTACCAGGTGCTTTATGAGGAAAACAACATGTTTTTAAACTCGGACTATCCGTGGATGCATGCGTCACTGGACGGGGAACTGATTGACGGGGAAGGCCGCCACGGTGTGTTGGAAATCAAGACCACTAACATCTTGCAGAGCCTGCAGAAAGAGAAGTGGAGGGATCGGCTCCCGGACAATTATTATTGCCAGGTACTGCACTATCTGGCAGTGACTGATTATGATTTTGCAGTTTTAAAAGCCCAGCTAAAAAGCGAGTGGGGCGGTGAACTGCGAATCACTACAAAACATTATTTTATTAATCGAAAGGACGCCTGGGAGGACATCCGGTTTTTGGTGGACGCTGAAAAGCGGTTTTGGGACTGTGTAGTTTCAGGACGCCGGCCAGATCTGATTCTCCCTGCGATATAGGAAGAAGATATGGAACTTAGAATATATAATCCGCAGGATGACGGATTTATACAGAAAATAGAGTGGAATTTTGAGGAACTGAAAAATGAAATCACTGTGGCCTCTGAGGAGTATGCAGTGTCGGTATACACGGATGATGCCATCAAGGCAGCCAAGGCGGACCGCGCCAAACTGAACAAGTTTGTGGACGCGATGGAGGCGAAGCGCAAAGAACTTAAGAAAAAGGTCATGGTGCCTTATGAGCAGTTTGAAAAGGAAGAGAAGGAACTGGTGGCCATTGTCCAGCGGGCCATCGACAACATTGACACCCAGGTGAAAGATTATGAGCGTCGCCAGCGGGAAGAAAAGACAGCGAAGATACGGGAATTTTATGATGACAATATCCATGACATAGAAAAATATCTTCCTTTCGAAAGGGTTTTCAAACCGGAGTACGCAAACGCATCCACGACCATGAAGTCCGTAAAGGAGGATATTCTGGAGATGATTCAGAAGGTGGATGAGGGACTGGCCATTCTGAACGAGGTGGACAGCCCCTATGCGGGGGACATGAAAGAAGTCTTTTTGCGCACATATGATATTGGTCACGCGATTGCAGAGCGGAACCGCCTGGAGGCAGCCGAGCAGAAGCGAAAAGAATATGAGGCGGAACGCGCAAAGGCCAAGGCGGAACAGGAGGCCAGAAGAAAGGCAGAGGCCCAGGCCGTAATGGCAGCAGGGAAGAAACAGGAAGAGAAAACCGCAGAGCCGGAGAGTCAGCAAACTGCAGTTCCTGTACCGGCGGTTGAAATAGTGGAAGAGTCGATTCATGTTCTGGATTTTCGTGTATATGCAACTTCTATTCAGTTGGCAGGATTAAAACAGTATCTAAAAACCAACGGCATCCGGTTCGAGCCGGTACCAAAGCAGTAAGAGGAGGATAAAACAATGGCAGTAGGAAACAGTTTGGCAAATAGAGCCCCTAAGCAGGGGCTTACCGCCTACTTGACACAGGATGCGGTAAAAAACCAGATTAACAGCGTGATTGGAGGAAAGAACGGCAGCCGTTTTATCTCCAGTATTGTATCTGCCGTACAGGCGACGCCTGCGCTGCAGGAATGCACGAATACTAGCATTTTAAGCGCGGCTCTTTTGGGGGAATCCCTGAATCTTTCGCCCAGTCCGCAACTTGGGCAGTATTATCTTGTCCCCTATGACAACCGAAAGAAGGGAGCCAAGGAGGCTCAGTTCCAACTCGGATATAAAGGATATATTCAGTTGGCTCTTCGTTCTGGTCAATATAAAAAGCTGAATGTAATGGCCATTAAAGAGGGAGAGCTGATCCGGTTCGATCCACTGAATGAGGAAATTGAAGTGAATCTGATACAGGATGAAGAGGCCCGTGAGGAAGCGCTAACCGTTGGCTATTATGCGATGTTTGAGTATCTGAATGGATTCCGCAAGTCTATGTACTGGAGCCGGGAAAAGATGGTAGCACACGCAAAGAAGTTCAGTCCTGGGTATCAGCGGGATTTGGAAAAGGGAAGTCAGTATACGTTCTGGTCCAAAAATTTTGATGAAATGGCCTTTAAAACTATGCTTCGACAGCTGATTAGTAAATGGGGTGTAATGAGTATTGACATTGTCCAGGCGGTGGACGCAGATATGGCGGTTATCCGCGAAGATGGAACAAAAGAATATGTAGAAAACGAGGAGAACTTTGTGGATACTAAGGCAGCGGATGTGGAAACCGAAGAACTGGTCGGAGGAGAACATCAGGAGCAGGAAACGGCGTCAGAAAGTGATGTAACAGCCAGTTTCTTTTCATAAAGCTTCAGAAAGGAGGCAAGCATGGCAATCACATTTGACAACATCGGAAACGGTGAACTGGCCGGCATGTTCCGGGTGGCTCTGGCGCAGATAGGCCAGAACATCATGGACCCCAATATGGATCCGGAAGCGGCCAGAGGAATGACAATCAATATTAAATTTAAGCCCAGTAAGGCCGGAACAATTGCAGCAACCTATGATATTAAAACAAAACTGGCAGGACTGCAAAAATCAGAAACAACGTTTTTGATTGGACAGGATGCAAGAACCGGTCGGATAGAAATATCCGAGTATGGAAACAACCGGCCGCAGGTGGCGGCCTATGATACGGCCCCGGTATCGTCCCGGCAGCCGGCACCTGAACCGCAGGCCCAGGATTTTGACCCGGCTACAGGAGAGATTTATCAGCAGCCTGGGAAACCAATTGATTTGAGAGCAACCAATTAATCACACATAGAAAAGGAGAACACACATGGATAACTTAAAGGAAGCATTACAGTACACTGCCGGCCTGGCACTTGAGGCAGAAAAAACAGAAGTCGTTGAGATTTGCGGGAAAACCTATGCGAACCGGAACCTGACCCGGTACGACAGCACAGACAAGGCAAGGGCCATTACCGCTGCCACTCTGTCGTCTCTCGTTGACTATATAAGCGACTGTAACAATGAATTTCCCGATAACCGAAAGATGTTGATTCACATTGTAAGTCCTACCGAGGTCCGCTTGATGTCCGCTCTGGATGCTGAGAGAGAGCGTGAGACATTATTTGTTGTGAATGCCCAGACTTCAGAGTTTCGCTTTGACTACTGGTACGACCAGGAACGCTTTATGATTGAATTGCAGGCCAATTTCCAGAAGAACGGAGACCTGGACTTACTTACGAAGATGGCTGGAAATATTGAAAAGAAGAATGGACAGGCCTATGCAGATGATGGCATTTCTCAGGTGGCAACGATGACAGTTGGTGTGGCAGCTAAGGCAGATGTGATTGTTCCGAATCCGGTGGAGCTGATACCGTACCGCACCTTCCAGGAGGTAGCGCAGCCGGCCAGCAAGTTTGTATTCCGGATTGGCGACAAGGAGGTTCCGGCCTTTAAAATTGTGGAGGCTGAAAATAATATCTGGAAAAATGAGGCCATTGCAAATATTAAGGAATACTTGGCCGAAGCCTTAACTGAAATGCCGGATGAGATTAGTGATCGCATTGTAGTGATTGGGTAACAAGACCTTCTGTGGCAGTTAATATATCACGAAAATAATTGAATGCCACTGATGATACCAGGCCGGGGAATTGACCGCCCTGGCCTATTTAAAAAGGAGAACGAGACTATAGATGGGAAAAGCTCAAAGGGAAAAAGGAAAGCGCGGTGAGCGGGAACTGGCTGGAATCCTGCGTGACTATGGATATGACACCCGGAGAGGGCAGCAATTTTGCGGTTCCGATGGTTCCGCCGATGTAGTGGGGCTGCCGGGAATCCATATCGAGTGCAAGCGAGTTGAAAAGCTGAACCTCCTGGAGGCGATGGAGCAGGCAAAACACGATGCCAGGGCAGGAGAGTTCCCGTCTGTCTTCCACCGCAGGGACCGGTCAGAATGGCTTGTGACCATGCGCCTGGAGGATTGGATCAGCCTTTTCCGGGAATGGGAGGCAGGCCGGGAAATAGAAGGGTAGGTGATGGCCTACATGAATTATATAGAGCTGCTGAATTTATTTTACGAACGAATCCAGTGCAGCCGGGTTTCCAATAACGGACAGTTGCTTTATTACACACTATTGGCGATAAACAACAAATCTAGTTGGTCGGACTGGTTCTCGAGGACAAACGTAAGCATTAGCGGCATGATGGGAATAAGTGAAAAAGCTTTTATGAATGCCAGGGCAGAATTAAAGCAGCTTGGATTGATTGATTTCATCCCTTCCAAGAAGCGGGGGGAATGTACCAAGTACCACATTTTGTACCCAACAAATTCCAGTACAAAATACAGTACAAACGACAGTACAAAAGAAGTACAAACGACAGTACAAAGTACAGACATAAATAAACTAAAACAAAAACAAAAGAGTATATCTGACGATATACCAGAAAAAACGGATTTTTCTGACCAGTATACCACGATTCAGGATTTGTATAATTCTGTTTGCGGGTCGTATCCCCGCCTGGTGAAACTGTCGGAAGCCCGAAAAAGGGCGATTCGTGCAAGGCTTAATACCGGGTATACCGTGGATGATTTCCGCCGGCTGTTTGAAACGGCGGAGCAGAGTGATTTCCTGAAGGGGAAAAACAACCGGAACTGGAGGGCAACCTTTGACTGGCTGATTAGTGATGCCAACATGGCAAAGGTGCTTGATGGAAATTACGAAAACAGGAAGAGGGAGGCGATGGCAGATGCTCCAGAAGGGCGATCAGCAGCAGATTACTATCGGCAGTATATGTGCAATGGCGACAGTGAAGCAGGTGGAACCGTACCAGGATAAGGGTGTAACAGGTGCCTTTGTGATTTTTGATGTACCGGGATATGGCGAAACGCAGCCATTTTGGTATGACGAAAAGACAAGCTATGCTCAGATGCGCCGAAGCCGGAGCGGGATGCCAAAGGAATATACATACAAGCGTGGTAAAGATTTTAACTGGGATTATTACCAGGCTGATACCGGACCGCAAAAAAATATTGCCAATGCCTTTATTTCCCGTTACGAAGAATTTAGACGTTCTGGTCGTGGCTTGTATATCTACTCAGCTACAAAGGGGAGCGGAAAAACCTTACTCGCCTGTTGTTTGGCGAATGAAGTGATGGAACGTTATAACGCGGTGGTGAAATTTGTCCAGGTGTTAGATTACATCGACTTGATAAAGCGAAAGGATGAAGACGCGGACATGGAGCGTCATAGCTTGAAACGCTGTGGTCTGATGATTCTGGATGACGTCGGGGTTCAGACGGAAAAGCAGGAATGGATAAACAATGCAATATTTTCACTGATTGACGAGCGCTACCGGAATTTGCTGCCAACGCTGTATACCTCCAACGTGCCGATTGAAAAAGCTTCTGGCGATGATCGCATTCAGAGCCGGATTTATGGGACAAGCATTCCCATGCTGCTACCGGAAATATCGGTGCGGGACCAACTGGCGGATAAATACCGTGATGAATTTTTAAGAACCGTGCTTAACTGATGGGAGGAGAACATGGAAAAAGAGGGGAGCATGATGGAATTGGAATCAATTCCAAACGATACAGAAAACCGGCAAGAGGAATGGTATCAACAGCTTAGCCTTGATAACGTTAAAGCGTTTATTCGAAGTAATATTGCTGCTGCTTCTCGAAGCTTTATTGCTATCGGATATTATCTCAAATATGCCAGGGACAAGAAACTTTATGAAGAGGACGGCCACGCCAGCATATGGGAGTTTGCCCGGGAGGAATACGGAATCAGTAAATCAACCGCCAGCCGGTACATGACCATGAACGACCGGTTCTCCGAGGGTGGGAACAGTCCGATTGTAGCGAAAGCGTATCGCGGATATGGAAAAAGCCAGCTGCAGGAAATGCTGTATCTGAATGATGAGCAGCTGGAGCAGGTAACTCCGGATACGCAGGTCAAGCAGATCCGGGAGATTCGGCAGCCAGTTCGGGAAGTTCCCTACTTTGAACTGCCCGGCCAGCTGAGCATTGATGACTTTCCTGATGTAATGCCGGAGCCGGTAGAATATCAAGTGCAGCCGGCGGCCAATACCGGAAGCACGGTGTTGTCAGTGAAAGACTTTGAAGCAGATGAGCAAGGCATTGCGATATCGCAACAGGAAAAGTGGAACGAAGTTGCTCTGGAAGAAGCAGAGGTTCTTCGGGAAAAACCTGAACCAGATTCAAAAACAATCGCGCCGGCATCGGAGGAAACCGTGGTGGATACCAATACCTGTCCACCAAACAACAATAGCAGCTGCCGGCGCCAGGAATGGGGGACCAGCCCGGAAGAGCAGAAAGCAGGCCATAAGGAATGTGTGAAGTGCTGGGAAGATTGGAAAAATAGGCAGAAAGTCCTGAACGCTGCGAAAGTGCAGCGGGAGGAGATTCCACTGCCCAATGAGAACTGGAACCTTGGCGATCTGCCGCAGGTGAAAGAGAAGTATCTGAAACAGCTTGCCGAAAAGCTGGTGGAAAAAATGGGAAACCGGCTTATAAGGGAAGAAATAAGCGGCATTCCGTCCGACAAATCAATTAAAAAAAGTGTGCAAACACTGGATGAACAAGAAGGCGATGGCATTGGACTTGAAGATTGTGTTAAAGCGTTTGCATGCGCAGAGATTGTTGAGTTCTCTCGAGAGGATGAGGATTTAGGTATATGCAGCTATAACAGATTGGCAAATCAGGTGAGGAAGACGTTGGAGGGGTGGGAGGCGCAGAATGAAACTGTTATCGATGCGAAATACACGGAGGTCGAGGAACCGGAGGCGGTCCAGAGCGAGGAGGAATCACTGACCGACTTACAGATTGCCCGGGAGGAACTGGAGAGGGCACAGAGGTTGTTAGACAAATGCTTGCTGGACTTGCCGGACGAAAGCAACATCAATATCCGCAGGCTGAAAACAAAAGTTGACGCCCTGGCCTGCTATGTGTGCGAACTGGATGACATCGAAAACCCGCCGCCGAAACCCGTACAGCCAGAGCTGCCGCTGTTAAAAAACAATGACCAGCGCGCCGCCTTTGTGGATGATTATGAAACATGGCCACTGTGGATTGAGACAAAGGAGACCGGGGAGCGGTATTACCGGTATGACCTGGAGGACGGAACCAGTATGGTGGTTAAAGTATATCATGCTAAGTTATTTGATTACAAAACAGAGGGATTGATATACGAGGAGAGGTTTGCGGAAGGGTACGGCCGGCACGAATATTATCTGTTGGAGCCAGGGAAGTTCTTCCGGAACTGCGCAACGAACCGGTCAAACCTAATCGAAAAATTGAAAGAGATACAGAAGAAAGAAACTGGAATTGGAAACAGTTGCGATTTTGTTGGGGCCAACAAAATGAAGATTTAGAGGTGAACGAATGAAAGATTGTGAAGTTTGCATTTGTCCAGATTGCCAGAAGCAGGATGAATGCGAAATTTGTAACAAGTGCTATACCTGCCCTGGAGAACACGCAAAAAGTGAATGCCCTTATGGTGGGTTTGAATCAGATAATTGACATTTTGTATAGTAGGCTGGTGATTGATTATATGATAGAACAAATTAAACTATTTCCGGATGGAGAACAGAAAAATGTGAGATTATATGTGGAACATGATACCACAGTTGATAATTGGATTAGGGAATATCATTATCTCCACTCCGTCCCAGCTGGTGCCATATTAAGATTTTGTTTTAAAAATGCATCAGAAGAAATTCTTGGCTGCATGATGTGGGGGCGTCCCACAAGTAGAAAAATCAATCAAAAAAATATTTTAGAATTGACTAGAATGTACTTTGTAGATGATACTGAAGCATTTATTGAAAGTAAATGTTTAAGTATGGCACGTAAATATATACGAAAGCATTGTCCAAACGTAAAAGGATTAATTGCATATTCTAGTACAGGCGCAGGACATGAAGGAATCGTATATCAAGCAGACAATTGGTACGCATTAGGTGGGCAAAAAGGTGGTAATTGGGAAAACCGAGAGCATCGTATTAATAGAGACTTGTCTACTAAAATAAGATGGACTCGAAGTCCATAAATCATCAAGATTATCTATGCTTGCAAGACCGGCTTGACCAAATTTAGAAGCTATTTCATCAATAAAGCAAGAATTGAGTTTTTTCATGTAGCATAATACACGATAGTCAATATTTGTGATTTTATCCATGACAAAAGCCGCCTTTGTTTTTTAAAAGTATAACATTTACAAGATAGAGAAGCAAGGTATTTATATGTAAAATTGACATTTAACGGAGGAGAGAGATGGAAAAAGAAATATTGGTTCATGGAGCCATGAAATACAGATGTGGAAAGTGTGGTAAAGAGTGGTGGATGTTTCTTGAAAAAGGTATAGAGGAGTTTGGAGAAAACCATAAGCCAAGTCCATTTACAATTCGGTGTAAATGTGGCGGGATGGCGAGAGATATCTCTGGAATCTGCAAAATACCATCTGGGAAATATGAGCCACTTCCGCGTGGAGAAAGCTATTTTGCAAACAAACCGGAATCAGAATGTGCAGTACCAATATTAAATTGACATTTTAACAACTAAGAAAGAGGTTATACGATGATGAAAATATTGTTTAAAGCAAAGAGAATTGATGACGGTGAGTGGATAATTGGAGACTTAATTACAACGGTGTTTCTTCGTAGAGAGGAAGGACGAGAAGATGAACCAATACCATATATTCTTGATGTAACAAAAGCCGATTATGATTGCTTCGATGACTTAGCAGAAGATAATGGGATATTTGAGGTGTTTCCCGAAACCATTTGCAAATATACTGGATTGACTGACAAGAATGGGATGAAGATTTGGGAGAACGATCTTGTCGATTTTGAGGATACCGGAGAAGAAGGGTACGAATACAAAGAGGGATTCGATTTTCAAAATAGAGCAGTTGTAGTATGGAATAATGGCAGGTTTGAGTTAGACAACTTTTTAAGCGATAACAGCGAGGTTATGGAGTTAATGAATAATTGCCATGAAGATTTTTGGAACACTTTAAAGGATTGCCAGGTTATCGGAAATATTATTGACAATCCAGGCTTGCTTAATTCGCAAAATTGACATTTAACCAAGAAGGAGTGAGGCGAACGAGTAAAACAGATTACATAAAGGTATCAGAGCAGCAACGCCGTCGGGCATCCGTCCAGGACTACATCCTGAAGGGGCCGCGGCCGGAGACCTGGTCGGCGGTGATGCCGGCATATTGTTACACGGAGTTATGTCCGGTTCCCGGGCTGCGGGACAAGCCGGAGGATAAATCAAGAGGAGGTGATGCCAGTGGACAAGGAGATTCTGACCCAGTATATAGACGCCTGTGAGTTAATCAAGGAGACGGAAAGGGACATCCAAAGGTTGAGGCAACGGCGCAAGGTGATTCTTCAGGATTCCGTCAAAGGCTCCATGCATGAGTTCCCGTATGCGGCTCAGAGTTACCACATAGAGGGGCTGGCATATGCGACGGTGCAGACACCGAGCCTGCTGGATGACGAGGAGAAACTGCTGGAGGAACGGAGGGCAGCTGCAGCAGAGATTAAGGTACGGGCCGAGGCGTGGTTGAATACGGTTCCGCAGCGGCTGCAGCGGATAATCCGGATGAAGATTTTTGAAGAAATGACTTGGGCACAAGTTGCAGTTCGGATGGGGAGGAAGGCAACACCAGATGGAATACGGAAGGAATTTGAGAATTTCATGAAAGTATCGTAAAAAATTCCGTTTTTTCCTGTTTTTCCGTTTTCTAAATGCTATAGTGTACTATGAAGCCAAAGGCATTTAAGCCAGCGGCTCCCCTCCATCAGATAACGGCCGCCAGCGTGTAAAAGCCTGGTGCCGATTAGAAGCCGACGTTCTTACCGCTTTCTTCATGGCTTCACAAATCGGATAGAAAACGGCGGTTAGGTGACACGAAAGGGCCCTTGGTTGGTGTCATGCCAGTTGGCTGCTGTGTGGCCCGAAAGATACCCGTCAGCCAGACACGCAGAGCTGGTGCATACCGGGGACGACCCGGTAATGTGTGGAGCATCCCACCAATGGCAGGTGGACAGGGTCGCGCCCTGGGTTCCGGTTCGATTCCGGATGCGCCGCTTGAGTTATACACAATACATTGTGAACTGAAGCAGGCCTAGTAATAAACTACTGACAGCAACAATATATATATTATAAAAAAAGGCTGGCTGGAATGATAACAGAACGCTATACGGTTATTTTCTCTGGATTAAATCAAGAGATATATTCTGATGAACGTTTATCAGAGATCTGGGAAAATGAGGCTGATGAAGTTTATAAAAAGACAGGAATATATATAACTGCCAGAATGAATATGTCATACTTTATATGCGGAAGAATTCGCAATTGTAATTTAGGTGGGGAGAGCGTAAATTATGTATCAGTGAGAAACCCGTCTGAATTATCAAGTAAGACGGAATTCTACAATGTTTTTCTTGAAGTAGTGCAAAAAGTTAGAGCAAGACTTGGAAACCCTTATATGGGTATTTCGTTTGAAGAAATCGATTTTTATTTTTTTGAAAGTACATGAACTTCAAGAGCCACTAACCCGTGGCTCTTTTTCTTTACCCAAAAAGAGGTGAGCCTAAATGACAAAGAAACAGAAGCGATTCATAGAAGAATATCTAATTGACCTGAATGCCACTCAGGCCGCCATCCGCGCCGGGTACAGCCCAGATACAGCGAAAGCCATCGGATGTGAGAACTTGACGAAACTTGACATTCGCGCCCATATAGACCGGGCGATGGCAGAGCGTTCCAAACGTACCGGTGTCAATGCAGACCGTGTGGTTCGGGAGTTGGCCAAGATTGCCTTTGTTAATGCTGCTGATGTCATCAATGCCGAGGACGCAACGCTTCGGGATGATGCCAGCGAGGAAGACACTGCAGCTATCCAGTCCGTGAAGGTCAAGACATTTGGAGAGGATGGGCTGGAACGGGAGATTAAGATGGCAGACAAGCTCAAGGCCCTGGAGATGTTGGGCCGTCACCTGGGAATGTTTAAAGACAAACTGGAGCTGTCCGGCGGCCTTGACACCGAGAAGACAAAGCTGGATGACCTTCTTCAGCAGATGCGAGGCGGTGGATAATGAGCGCAGAGCGATTACTGTTATCGAAAAAGTACAAGGCATTCCTTCGGTGTGATGCGCCAGTGGAGTTCCTTGAGGGCACAACGGCCGCGGGTAAAACGACGGTGGGGCTGTTTAAGTTCATGCTACGTGTAGCGGAGAGTCCCAAGAAGCTGCACATCCTGGCTGCTGATGACACAGGCGCCGCGGAGAAGAACATCATCAACAAGGACCTGGGGATTCTGGACGACTTCGGAATCTTGGTGGAATATAAGGGCAACGGCTCCGGCGAGTACAAGATGCCCCACATCCTTTTCCATACATCTGGGGGCGATAAAATCATATTTGTAGTGGGGTATGGCAACAAGAGTAAATGGAAGGATGCCTTGGGCGGTCAGTACGGCTGCCTGTACATTGATGAGATTAACACTGCGAACATTGAGTTTGTTAGGGAATCTGTTATGCGAAGCGATTACCTGATGGCCACGCTTAATCCAGATGACCCTGGCCTGGATGTGTATAAGGAGTACATCAACTGTTCCAGGCCATTGCCAGAGTGGGCGGATGAGACGCCAAAGGAAATACTGGACGAATTACGGGAGGAACCAAAACCCGGATGGGTGCATTGGTTCTTTTCTTTTACCCATAACCTGGGGCTGCCGGCGGAGAAGCTGCAGCAGATTATCCAGAACACGCCAGTAGGGACTAAGATTCACAAGAACAAGATTCTCGGCCTACGCGGCAAGGCAACCGGTCTTATCTTCCCGAACTTCGACCGAAAGCAGCATGTGGTTACAGCAGCCTGGGTAAAACAGCAGATTGCCGCCGGCAAGATAAAGTTTCGAAAGTTCTCTGCAGCGCTGGATACATCCTACTCCAGCAAGTCGCCTGATACCATCGCCATGATATTCCAGGGGATCACGATGGACCGTAAGCTCATCATCCTGGCCGAGAAGGTTTATAGCAATGCGGACCTGTCCACTCCGCTGGCCCCATCAGACACTGCGGTAAAATTTGTGGAGTTTCTGGAACGGAATCGGCAGGAATGGGGATTTGCAAAAGATGTCTTCATCGACTCGGCGGACCAGGCAACTATCACGGAGTTGCGCAAGTACAAGCGGCTGCATGGCTGTCTGTATAACTTCTTTGATGCATACAAGAAACTGGAGATACTGGACCGCATCAACCTGCAGCTAGGCTGGATACAGCAGGGGTGTTACCTGGTAGTGGATACCTGCGTGGAGCATCTGTCCGAACTGGACAGGTACAGCTGGGACGATGAGAAGGATAAACCGGAGGACCGAAACGACCATACCATCAATGCGTCGCAGTATGGGTGGATTCCATACCGACAGGGGATAGGATTTGAGGAGGGTGAGAAGTAATGGAAATACAACGGTTGGAAATTGATTTTGATAATAGACTTTTAAAAATCAACGGTAAGGATTATACAGAAACTCCAATTATCGTAACTCTTCCGGGCCCAGAGGGATGGCCGCACGCAATGCTATTTAATGCTGACCAAGCAACAGTACCTGGAGAGTATTTGGAATTACAGATAGAATGCACAGAATCTAATAGGAGGCCGGGAAATGAGGTGGCTATCAACATTGAATGAGAATATCAAAAGAGGGGTACGCAGCTGGCTGAATGTGGTGCCGGCCAGTGGGAGCGGCATCCAGATTGACGAGGTCCTGGACTTCGAAGCGAACGCCATCCGCAACCGTATCTGGTATCGGGGAGACAGCAACGAGCTGGAGCAGATGTACCAGCAGCTGGCAGAATATGCGGATAAATATAAGTTCTGGGCCAGCAAGTGTACACCGGGCATGGAGATGCGCAAGATACATACCGGCCTCCCCGGGCTTATCGTTAGGATTCTTTCGGCGATTGTCCTGGCCGACATGAACGACTTTGATTTTGATTCACCAGCTCAGGAGCAGCTTTGGAAGGAGATTGAAAAAGAGAACAAGTTTCGGAAGGCCTTGGAGAAGAGTCTGAAAGAGGTTTTATACATCGGCGACGGGGCCTACAAGGTGACCATTGACACGGCCATCAGTCAGTATCCTATCTTGGAGTGGTACCCAGGAGAACGGATTGAGATTATCAAGGAGCGCGGACGCCTGAAAGAGGTGGTATTTAAAACACCGTATAATATCCGGAGTCAGCAGTATATCCTATATGAGCATTACGGCTATGGATATATACGCAACGAGCTGTATAAGGGCGACACGCAGGTAGATATGAGCACTATTGATGTCACAAGTGGTCTTAAGGATACAGTCTTTGATAAGTCAGTCATCCTGGCGGTTCCGCTACAGGTGTATGAGTCAACCAAGTATGAGGGACGTGGAGGCTCTATTTTTGACGGCAAGCTGGACAGTTTTGACGCTTTTGACGAGGCATGGTCCCAGTGGATGGATGCACTTCGGGCTGGCAGGGCAAAAACCTACATACCGGAGTGTCTGGTACCGCATGACCCAGCGACCGGACAGATTTTAAAGCCAAATCCGTTTGACTGCCGATACTTTGCATCGGACAATGATATGTCTGAGAAAGCGGAGAACCGGATTAATACAGACCAGCCATCCATTCCTCACGACAGCTATCTAGCATCCTACTGCACGGCTCTGGACCTCTGCCTACAGGGCGTCATCAGCCCCAGTACGTTGGGAATCGATGTGAAGAAGCTGGACAACGCCGAGGCGCAGCGGGAGAAGGAGAAGGCAACCTTGTACACCCGGAACGCCATCGTGGAAGCCTTGCAGGAAACGCTGCCGGATGTAGTGGATACTTGCATCAATGCCTATTACATCTTGATTAAACAGCCCATAGAGGAAATTAAGGTGGAGATTCCGTTTGGTGAATATGCCAACCCGTCCTTTGAGTCTCAGGTGGAGACTCTCAGCAAAGCGCGGCCCGGTGCGAGTATTATGAGCATAGAGGCCCAGGTCGAAGAGATGTGGGGGGATAATAAAGATGAAGCGTGGAAGGCAGGGGAAGTGAAGCGATTGAAAGTTGAACAGGGAATTGCAGAGATGGAGGATCCTGGAATTAATCAGGCTGCAGGTGATTTCCTGCTGAACATGGAGGGAGGAAGAGCGGATGAAGGTCAAGGTGATAAACCGGACGTACCAGATGGGCTGGGAGGAGTACCAGGGGCTCCTGCAGGTGGCAAGTGAGCAGGTGCCGTTCGGGATTTACGCCGTTGAGAAGCAAGGATATGCGGAGCTGCGCTGCGACCACTGCAAGAGCATCACGCAGCTCAAAGAGCTGGCACGGCAGTTTAAGGCACAGGGATTTAAGGTGTATGCCAACAAACGCTGCCAACTCATGGAAGGCGGAGCTGATGGAGCGGAGGGGGCGCTGATGAGTGCAACATAATGAGTATGATATCGGCGCCGCCTTAAAAGCCATCGAGGATGAATTGATAGCCTCTATGATACGTAACATGGACCGGCACCGCGCCGAGGAAACAAAAGAAGGATATAACTGGTCGATGTGGCAGGCGGAGCAGCTGAAAGCTTTGGAGAAGTATAAGCGGGAGAATCAGAAACGGTACAGCAAGCAGTTTAAGTCTATAAATGGGCAGATAGGAGAACTACTCTATCAGGCACGGCAGACCGGTAACATGCAGCAGGAAATCCAGATACTGAAAGCCATACAGAGGGGATATCGGTTCCCAAACATGCCGAAGAAGCTGTTTAATCTGTTGGAAGAGATGGACGGAAAGACGTTTCGGCAGAAAGCATCATCACTGCTTAAGCGTTTTAAAGGCAAGGAAGCTGCCCGGGGGACAGCAGAATTTTTCCAACTTAATGACCGGAAGCTGGAAGCACTTATCAAAGCAACGACTCAAGACATGGAACGCGCAGAGACAGCAGTATTGCGGATGGCTAACGACCAGTACCGGAAGGCCATTTTCAATGCCCAGGTGTATGCCAACAGTGGCGCCGGTACTTACGAGAAAGCGGTGGACATGGCTACCAGGGACATGTTATCCCGTGGCCTGAATTGTGTGGAGTATGCCAACGGTGCGCGTCATACACTGGCCGATTACGCCGACATGGCTATCCGGACAGCAAGTAAGCGAGCTTACCTGCAGGGGGAAGGTGAGAAGCGTCAAGAGTGGGGGCTCGCCACGGTCATTATGAACAAACGTGGGAATCCTTGCCCGAAGTGCTTGCCATTCGTCGGTAAGGTGTTGATTGATGATGTATGGAGCGGCGGCAAGAAGGTAGACGGCCCCTACCCTCTGATGAGTACAGCTATTGCCGCAGGACTCTACCATCCACGGTGCAAGGACAGCCATACCACCTACTTCCCCGGAATCTCTACGGCGGACGTTACGTGGACGAAGGAGGAGCTGGAGGCCATTGAAAAGACTAACCAGCGGCAGGCAGAGAGACAGCATGCAGCACGGCAGGTGGAAAGATTCGGGAGGCTGGCAGAGTTTTCTCTACATCCGGAAAATAAAAAGAAATATCAGCAAAAGAAAAACAAGTGGAAACAAAGACTTGCACAGTATAGGCAAGCTGATATAATGAAAACAGAAGGTTGGACAGATGAGGCAATAGAAAGGCGTAGACTGGATGAAGCTGCGATTGCTGGGCATAAAAGCGAATATGCCATATTGTATGATGAACGAGGGAATAAATTATTTAAAAAGCATGGTGGTCAGCATGAAGTCATTTATACCGATGATGAATGGGCGCTTATGAAAAATGGAGTCTCAACACATAATCATCCATTGGGAGCAACCTTTTCTCCTGATGACATCTGTGTTTTGAAAGAGAGCGGACTAAAAGAAATAAGAGCCGTTGGGAGAGACGGTGTGTTTGTTTTGAAACAGCCAGATATATGGCCAGATGAATTATCTTCTCCGGATAAAATATTTGCTGCCTACGATACTATACAAAAAGAGTTGGAGCCTGAATTTATACAGGCCTATATGGATGGGAGGATCACAGACGAACATGAATATTCAATTTTATATCAGGCGCGGATTCTTGAAGAACTCACAGATAAATATCAGTTAAATTATTTTGTGGAAAAGAGGTAAAAGGATGCCAGATAAAAAAAACAGGGTTAACGTTAGAGACATAGATCGTCCAATAAGCGAGTATCCAAAGGGAACGGAGATTGTACATACCGACAATGCATTTATTCCTTTGCCTACGAAAGAGGAGATGGAAATGTTTTTAAAAAAGAAAGGCGATACCACCAGTCGATAAGAGGCCGGTGGTATTTTTATGTTGTTGCGATATCGCAATGAATAGGAGGTGATCCGATTATCTCCCTTTGAGGCGCAGGGTAATGCGTCTTATTTTTGTGCCAAAACGCGACAAGGCCTAAAAAGGTGCGCGGCCGGTGACACCGATGACAATGGAGCAGTCCCAAAATGGAAAGGAGCACATGACAATGAGAAAGAAATATCGGATGAACTTACAGTTATTTGCAGAGCCCACTGGTGGAGCAGGGGGAACCGAGCCGCCGGCAGGAGGACAAGGCCAGCAGACACAGCCGTCTTCGGCCGGAGGGCAGCCGGCGCCACCGCAGATTGATTATACCAAAATCCAGCAGATGTTGGAAGGCACCTTGGCGGCCAAGGAGGACACGGCCTTGAAGGCCTATTTCAAGCAGCAGGGCCTTAGCCAAGAAGAGGTGGAGCAGGCAATCGCCACCTTCAAGCAGCAGAAAGCAGCTCAGCAGCCGGATGTGGCGGCGCTGACACAGACGGCGCAGGCAGCTCAGGCGGCGGCCCAGCAGGCCATGCTGGATAAGGAGGCAACCCTTGCAGCCATCAGTCTGGGACTCGATGCCAAGACTATCCCGTATGTGCTCAAGATGGCCGACTTAAGCCAGGCTATAGGACAGGATGGGAAAGTCAACACGGAGGCCCTTAATACAGCCCTGAACAAGGTGCTGGAGGACGTGCCGGCACTAAAACCCCAGGCACCAGGATCCACCGGATTCATCCAGGTGGGCGCAGCCAGCGGGCAGCAACAGACCCAGACAACAGATGACGCCCTTAAAAAGGCGTTCGGACTCTAAAGAAAGAGAGGATTAAGAAATGGCAGTATATGATTATGCAACAACCTTCACCCAGCTCCTGCAGCAGAAATATGCAAAGGAGTTGTGCTCTGATGCACTGACACAGAGTAACCAGCAGGTGAAATTCATTAACGCCCAGACCATCAAGCTTCCGAGGATGGCAGTGACCGGATACAAAGACCATACCCGGACACCAGGCTTTAACTCAGGAACGCTCAGTAATGACTGGGAGGCAAAGAAACTGGAACACGACAGGGATGTTGAGTTCTGGATTGACCCCATGGACATTGACGAAACAAACCTGACCTTATCCGTGGCAAACATACAGAACACTTTTGAGACCGAACAGGCCATCCCGGAAAAAGATTCCTATCGTTATTCCAAACTTCATGCAGAACTGACCGCTTATTCTGGCCGTATCAGTACTGATGTCATCACGGCAGCCAACTTCCTGGAAGCTTTTGATGAGGAGATGGCGAGAATGGATGAGGCTGGCGTCCCGGAAGAAGGGAGAATGCTGTATGTCACCCCAACCATGAATAAGATTGTGAAGGAGGCGGAAGGACTCCAGAGGGTCATGACCGTAACGTCCCCGTCCACAATCAATCGTAAGGTACATAGCCTGGATGATGTGACCATTAAGATGGTGCCTGCGGCCAGGATGAAGACTAAGTATGACTTCACTACAGGATGCGTGGCTGCCTCTGATGCGAAGCAGATTAACTGGATTCTGATTCATGCCTCTTGTGTGGTATGCCGGGATAAATACAGCTATATCAAGCTGTTTACCCCAGGAACAGATTCAAGGACGGCAGATGGGTATTTGTATCAGAACCGTTGTTACGGAGACCTGTTCCTTCTTGAAAAGAAGGTTGATGGGTGTGCCATGAATGTGGAAGCGGCCGGAGCGTAAGGAGGTAGCATGAGAGCAGTTAAGGGAAATAAAGAGTACACCATTGATGAAAGCCAGCAGAAGTCCTATCAGGACGCTGGCTTTGATATTGTGGGCGATGATGGCCAGGTGACCGCATATGGACGCGGAAAGACAATACCTTATGATGAACACATGAAGGCAGTGAAAGAGATTGAGCGCCTTCAGGACCTAGCGGCTGAAAGGAATGCCGAAAATGTAGCGTTGAGGGAGGAACTTGCTTCACTCCGGGCCGCAAAGCAGGAACCGGCAAAGAAAGCGGAGAGTAAAAAGGCAGGTGAGTAATATGCCCTATGAACCCTATGCCACATATGAATATTACTGTGATGTATACAAGGGGAACGTAATCCCCATGGATGAGCTGGACAAGGCTCTTAAGCAGGCCAGCCGTCACATTGATTCCCTGACCTACAACCGCATTGTAGGCCGGGGATTTTCTAATCTGACGGCCTTCCAGCAAGATGTTATCCAAGAAGTGGTCTGCCAGCAGGCGGACTTTGAATGGGAGAACGCAGACGAGATTAACACCATTCTGCAGGGCTACAGCATCAATGGTGTATCGGCACAGTTTGGCAGCAGCTGGAACGTCTATACAGATAAGGGCGTGGCAATGCGCCGCGACGTGTATGCTCTGCTGTCCCAGACGGGCCTGTGCTGCCGGTTAGCGAGGTGAGGCTATGAAATACCCATGCTTAGTGCCAAAACGGCTCTGCAGGACGGATATACACGTCCATCTGGAATCAGAGGATACAGACAACCGCGGCCATCCAGAGAAGGTAGTGGACTTGGACCTAAAATGTAACTTCCAGGACCGGGCCAAGACCATTCTGACCACAGAAAAGAAGCTGGTGCAGATAACCGGTACGGCCCTGTTTCCTGGGGACATTGCCCCGGACTTTCCGACTCTCAGCGGCGGTACCGTTATCATATTCGGGGAAGAGCGGAGGATTGAGCAGGGGATGAAGGCCAGGAACCCGGATGGGACAGTTAACTATTGCCAGTTGGAGGTGGTCTGATGCAGGTTAAATCAACTGTGAAGATGAATTTCCCGCGGATTACGCAGCTTACACAGGCAGCGGTGACAGCCCTGGAAATGACGGCGGAGGCTCTGCACACAGAGGTGATACAGGCCCAGGTAATGCCTTTTGACACGGGGAATTTGCAAAATGAGAGCACTTTTGTTGATTATAGTGAGTCAAATCAAGGCAAGGTATCGTTGGCGTCCAGTACGCCTTACGCCCGACGTTTGTATTATCATCCAGAATACAACTTCCAGGCAGACGAAAACTCCAACGCAAAGGGAAATTGGTATGAAGACTGGCTTCCAGGTGGAAGTCAGTCGTACTTTGCCACAAAGGCATTTAAGCAGTTCTATAAGAAAACAGGAGGTGTGTAATGCTGACATTGGATGATATTCGGGGATACATAGGGAATCTTGGGATTGTAGACGACAGGAATGTCTATATCGGGAAACTGAACAATAAGAAGGACCATTCCATAGGCGTGTATCACCGGCAGGGCAGCGGCCCTCCCGTGATGGCGCTGGGTGGCCATGATTACAGCAGCTATGATGTCCGGCGTATATCACTGCTGGTCCATTGGGACAAGGATGTGCAGGCATCAGAGCGGGCTGCCTATGCACTATATGAGAAACTTAAAAACGTATCCAGCCTGTCTATAGAGGATACGCCCATTAACTGCATCATCCTCCAGGTTCCAGAACCGGTGGATGTGGGGACGGATGACAAGGGCGTATACGAATATGTGATATGGCTGGATTTTGTATATCAGAGAAAGTGAGGTATAAGAGATGGCAGAAGCAACTGGAAAAGTGTATCCGGTGCATAACAATGTGTTTAAGTTTGGTATAAAAGGCCGCGAAAGCGCAGAGGAGGATATGGCTGTACCGTTAGACTTGGAGAACTTCGCTCCGACAATTGACGGTACTGTGGAGGAATGGTACTCCATGGATGCGAAGGGCTGGGCAAAGGCAGCTATGACCGGTAAAAAACTGGGCTTTTCCTTTAAGGGTAAAAGGTCGGTCGGGGACCCAGCCAATGACTATATTGCCAGCCTGTCCTGGAAGTTCGGGCAGGATGTCATGACTAAGTTTGAATGGACTATGGTATCCGGCGCAAAGCTGGCCTGTGACGTGGTCGTGAACGTGACTACACCAGGCGGCGGCGATACGACCAACATTGACGCGCTGGAGTTTGAGGTGACGGGATATGGTGCCCCGACATTCACGCCGGCACCAGGGGCATAAGGAGGATTTGATTATGGCAAGGAAGGTAGATATCACAGATAAACTGAGTTTTGAAGGGAACCCATCCCTGGTAATAAAGGGAAAGGCACTGGAGGTCAACGCAGATGCGCCGACCATGCTTAAGGTTATGGGTCTGATGTCAGGTGACGACCCGGGTGCACAGGAAATCTTGGACGCATATGACCTGATGTTCCCGGAAAAATCCAAGAAAGAGATGGAAAAGATGAAGCTGGGCTTTAGTGACTTGATTATTGTGGTCCAGGAGGCAGTGCAGCTTATTTCCGGCGTGGAGGAACCTGCCGGGGGAGAGCGGTGACCCGTACTACGATATGTTTGAGGATTGGGACCTGATAGTCTCCAGCTTTTTGTCGCAGTACGGGTTAAGAATCAGGACGAAGGAATTTGAAACAGTCTCCTGGGACGAATTCAAGGCGCTGATTGCCGGCCTGTCCCCGGAGACTGCCCTTGGCCGGGTGGTGGCCATCCGGTCTGAAACGGATAAGGATATCATCAAGCATTATACAAAGGACCAGCGCCGGATATATGATGACTGGCGTAACCGGGAAGTAAAGGAAATGGATGAGAAAACCTTTGAGAAAGAAATGGCCGGTCTAGAGAAGATGTTTGCGGCTATGTGCGGAGGTGGTAAATATTGAAAAAATAAGAATGCAGGTATCCTGCCCCTATTGTGGGTATCGAATGCCTATTTTTTATGACAAGACGGCAGTTTCCGCTGGTATATTTGCCAGATGCAAGGGGAAGAGTTGTAAAAGGGAGTTTGAGATAAAGATTAACCAAGACAAGTAGTGCCATTATGAGCCGATGTCTGATTTTAGATAAAGGCAGGTGATGTAAATGGCAGCTGACAGCGTTGGTCAGATTGGTCTTGACCTTGTAGTAAATAAAAACGATTTTGACAAGCAGATGAAGGGCATCCAGGGGCTGGCTAAGAAAGCTGGTGCGGCCCTGGCGGCTGCCTTTGCAGTTAAGAAGCTGATAGACTTCGGCGCGCAGTGTATTGAGCTGGGCTCCGACCTACAGGAAGTGCAGAATGTTGTTGACGTAACGTTCCCGCGCATGTCGAAGCAGATTGATGACTTCGCAAAGAATGCGGCGGTGCAATTTGGTTTATCAGAGACGATGGCAAAGAAGTTCACTGGAACCTTCGGAGCGATGTCGAAGGCATTCGGCTTTGGCGAAAAGCAAGCTTATGAGATGGCCACGGCACTGACGGGGCTGGCTGGCGACGTGGCGTCGTTTTACAACATCAGTCAGGACGAGGCCTATACAAAGCTGAAATCCGTGTTCACAGGAGAAACGGAAACCCTTAAAGACCTGGGCATTGTCATGACGCAGAGTGCCCTTGACAGCTATGCCCTGGCCAATGGATACGGGAAAGTAACTGCCAAAATGTCCGAAGCTGAGAAGGTAGCCCTGCGGTACAAGTTTGTGCAGGACCAGCTGTCCCTGGCATCTGGCGACTTTGTCCGCACGGCTGATGGATGGGCCAACCAGGTCCGTATTTTAAAACTGCAGTTTGACAGCCTGAAGGCCACCATCGGCCAGGGGCTTATCAATGTCCTTACGCCGGTCATTAAGGTCATTAATACGATTATCGGCAAGCTGATGAGTCTGGCCAACGCATTTAAGGCCTTTACGAACCTGATATCCGGAAAAAAGGGTTCCGGAGGCGGAGTGTCAGTGGCCGCAGCCGGCATGGAGGCCGTGGCGAAGTCGGCAGATAATGTCGGCGCTGCGATGGGCGGAGCCGGTGGAGCTGCCAAGAAAGCAGCAAAAGACATCAAAGGTGCGACAACAGGTATCGATGAACTGAATATTATTCAGCCATCAGATTCTGGTTCAGGAGGCGGTGGAGGGGCCGGTGGGGGCTACGACGCAGATGAATTTGACATGGGAGAGATTGATACCTCTCCAGTCGACGAGATGGATGCCAAGTATCAAGCGTTGATTGATAAGGTGAAGGAGCTGGCCGACCTTTTTAAATATGGGTTTAAAATTGGCTTTGGCGACACATCAGTCCTGGATAGCATCCAGTCATCAATTGACGGAATCAAAAGAAGTCTGAAGGATATTTTTACGGATCCGGCAGTTCTGAAGGCAGCCGACAATTTCGTTAATCAATTATCCTATAATTTAGGGAAAATAGCTGGAAGTTTTGCCTCTGTGGGGGCTACGATAGCTGATGTATTAGTTGGTTCAATTAATAAATATCTGAATAAAAACCGTGAATTTATAAAAAGGAAACTAATAAGTTGCTTTGATATTGGTTCTGAACTTGCAACTATTTTTGGTAATACCTTTAAAGCGCTTAGTGAGTTAATAGCTGTATTGCGGCTTGAAGACTTTAAGCAGATTGGCGCTGATATTATAGAGGTATTTTCAAACACTGCGTTAAATCTATTAGAATTGTTTGGGAGTATATCCGAAGATATTCTGAACTTATTTACACAGCCTATCATAGATAACAAAGATAAAATAATCGAAGCATTAACAGGGCTTGGAGCCGCTGTTTCACCTATCACGAGCTTAATAGCAGACGCATTTACATATGTAGGGCAAGTAATAAATGATTTATATTCCGGTGTTATACAACCAGTATTTGGGTTTATTGCATCTGTTATATCAGAGGCCATTAGCATTATCCTGTCAGTTTTCAATGAGTGGTTATTACCGGCTTTACAGCACATCGGAGACGCTTTTCGAAACCTACGAAAAGGCCCATTTGCAGAAATAGCTGATGCTTTTAGCACCCTCATTGGCAAAGTAGCTGAATTAGTACGGATAATAGTTGAAAAGCTGATTGGAGTTTGGGAGAGTCATCTGAAACCGTTTGCGGAGTGGTTCATATCAACTTTGGCTCCATATATTACCTTGGCCTTTAACGTGATTGTTGACATTTTGGAATGGGTAGTGGGAGTTGTTTCGGGATTTGTGACTGATGTCATAAAATTCTTCACATCAATTTTAGATTTCCTTTTAGGCAATTTTGATTATACGTGGAAGGACTTATGGGATGATATCACAGCGTTCCTTAAAAATATTTGGGATACAACACTTACAGAAATAAAAGAGACATGGGAGGCACGTTGGAATGCAATCAAAGCCTTTGGTAATGTCATCTGGTCTTCAATTAATATACTCGCATCTAACCTCTTTACGGTATTAAAAAACAAACTTGCTGAAATCTGGAACGCTATTAAAATCAAGGTTGAGGATGTCTGGAATGGAATCAAAGCATACACAAGCGATGCCTGGAGCAGTATTAAAGACAAAGCAGCAAAGATATTTGAGGCTTTACGCGATAAGCTTTCCGAAATCTGGGACAATGTCCGTTCCACAATAGAAGACAAATGGAACGCTATTAAAGAGTGGTTTGAGGACATCTGGAAGAAAATCAAGGACGTCTTTAAACTGGATGAAATGGTGGAAATCGGTAAAGACGTCATGAATAAACTCTGGGATGGCTTAAAAGCAGTCTGGGATGAGATTACGGGATGGCTTTCTGGGATCGTGGATACGGTTAAACGGATCTGGCAAGACGTTTGCGACACCGTAAAAGACATTTTTAAGAAGTCCAAAGAAGCAGAGGACAGAGATAGTGGTAGCAAATCTAAGAAGAGCGGCGGCAGTCGTGGCTCCTCCACCGGTCCGGCCAGCGAGATTTCCGGGCATGCCAGTGGTGGTTTCCCATGGTCTGGCCAGATGTTTGTGGCGCGGGAGGACGGAATCCCTGAAATGGTCGGCAGTTGGGGAGGCCGCGCAGCCGTGGCCAATAACATGCAGATTACCGAGGGTATTGCCAGGGCAGTGCAGGGCGGCATGCGGAGTGCAATTGCGCCGTTGGTATCCACAATGACAAATGCGGCCAATCATGCAGCTCCACCGCTTGCAATGGTCGGTAGCACGGCACCGGCATATACACAAGAGGATAGAATGCAGGAGATGGTCAATCGAGCTGTCGCAATGACAACCGGAACAGACAACGCAAGCGAGCAGCATTTGGCTATCATGGTGGAACTGCTGAAAAAGATAATCGAACTAATTGAGAATCTGGATTTGGTGGTCAACATCGACATCCGGGAAATCCGGAAGAAACTAAAGGACTTAGAGAAGCGCACAGGCTATGGATTTACGTAAGGAGGCGGTGAGATGGCAGTAATCACAATCAATGGCCGAGAGTTTCCCGCCCCTGATATTGGCGGAAACCTGGTAGTGGCTACGAACGTAAGTGACGGGAAAAACGCAAATGGCGAGTTCGTCGGGCAAAAGGTGGGCCGGGACCAGTATAAGTTTGACGCTCTGCAATGGAAGTTTCTGGACGCTGCTATCTGGTCCGCTATGTTGCAGGAGTTTGACAAGTTTGTGGTAACAGCCCGGATACCTGACATGGTACATAATAATTGGATGACGATTCGGATGTATCCCGGAAATCGGACAGCTACGCCGATAGAGTTTGATTCCGATGGCCTCCCGACGAGGTACCGAGACTGCAAGGTGAACATTGTGGATTGTGGGGTGATGGAGTAATGCAGGCGTGCAGCCAAGCCTATAAAGCGGAAATGAAAAAGGAATATCGCAACCACTCCTATATGCGCGTAACAATTGGTTTAATTAACCAGGAGGCCCAGGCCTCCGCTTTTATTCCGGAACCGACCAATTACACCTACTACAGTAATTTAAAATGGCCTTTGGATAATTATTCGGTATCGGAACTATACGCCACCTGCGACGAAGATTACAGCACGGTGAATGGCAGCATGTATTTTCTGCCCCGGCACCGGCAGGATGTAGTGTTAAATGCAGGGATTGTAACAGAAGAACTGACGGGGAGTATCCTGATTCGTTTTCCGATACAGTACGATATCAAGGGGCTGACGATAGATTTTGGCAAGGCGTATCCAGTGGATTTTACGATTGAATCAGATAATAACACAGTGGAGATAATTGGGAATGCTGACGGACATTTTGTGACGGAAGAAATTTTTAACGCAGCCACGTTTTTGCGGTTTACGCCATCAGTCATGGTAAATGGCCGGAGCCGGTTCCGCATTCATCAGCTGACAATGGGGATCGGCATTTACTTTGATAATAAAAAAATCAGGTCAGCCAGCAAGAAGGAACATATCAGTCCTATATCAGAGGAATTGCCGACGATTGATTTTAACCTGACGGTGGAAAATAAAGACCGTGCCTATGATGTAGAGAACAGCGAAAGTACGGTGAATTTCCTGGAACCGGGGCAGGAGATATCGGTGCTGTATGGCCAGGAGTTGGATGACGGGACAGTGGAGTGGTTGCCAGGTGCTACTGTGTCCCTAAAAGAATGGTCTGCGGATGATGAAGAAATGAGTTTTTCTGCGTCCGACCGTTTTGACGGAATGAACGCGACATATCATAAGGGGCTGTACCGGGAGTCTGGTATCAGCCTGTATGATTTGGCCACAGATGTGTTTGACGACGCCGGCGTGGATCACCGGACGTACTGGCTAGACCCATACCTGAAGGATGTACTGGTAAAGAATCCTATGCCGGTTGTTACACACAAAGAAGCACTGCAGATTATTGCTAATGCGGGCCGCTGCATTCTGTATCAGGATAGGAACGGGGACATTTTCCTGAAGTCCAGCTTTATTCCGGATATGGTTGCCAACTCAGACAATGAAACCTATTTTTCACATGCCAGCGCCGTTTTAAATGGAGCAGATAAGGCGGACTACGCGATGCCCGTCCGGAACTATTCGGACGCAAGGCCGACACAATATTTTCTGCCCCGGCAGGCTGAGGGAACTGCTTACTTGGATACCGGTTATATATCGGAGGAAACAGCCGATGAGAATGGACTGTTTTCGGAGAATCCAACCATTACCATTGTTTTGGAGGCTGCGTTTAAATGCTTCGGCCTGACGATGGGATTTGGCCGGAACCATCCGGAGGCAATGACGTTCCATGCCTATTATAACAACGCACTTCAGGAAGATTACAGTGTAACCGGGTTAGAGCAGATATCCGTCATCAGCCATGAGTTCCCAGAGTTCGACCGGTTGGTGCTGGAGTTTACCAAAGGATACCCGAATAACCGAATTGTGGTGGATAATATATCCTTCGGCGAGAGTACGGATTATGTAATGGAGTACGGTGCGGAGCTGACGAAGACGCCGAAGGGAACCCAGGTTGCCAAGACACGGGAGCTGCAGGTGATGCGAACCTTGTATAACCCGGGCGAAGAACCGAAGGAGCTGGCGAAGGAAACCATTACGTTATCCGCGATAGACAACCGATATACCTTCTATTTCTCGAACCCGTCTTATGACCTGTCCTGCGCCATCACAGAACCGCAGGCCGGGCAGGCAGCGGCGATTGTGGAAGCAAGCAATTATTACGCCACCGTGGAAGTGACCGGTGCGGCCGGGGCAGTTGAGGTGACCATAAACGGCAGGGAATACGGAACGTCGCAGGCCAAGGTCAGCCGTCAGCTGAACCCGACGGGGACGCTGGAGACGTGGAAGAACCCCCTTGTGTCAGACACGAGGCATGCTGCTGATTTGGCGGACTGGATCGGCGATTACATGAAAGCGGATCGGGAATATGCGCTGACTTATCGCGGAGAACCGAGGATAGATGCAAACGATATTGTGTTTTTAGAGAATCGGTATGTCCCGGATTTGCTCCTGAGGATTTACGACCACACACTTAATTTTAACGGCGCCCTGTCAGGGAGCATGAAGGCAAGGAGGGATATGAGCAATGTGGCAACAGCCAAAAACAGATTGGCGGGAAAATGATTTTTTTAACATACAAGATTACAATCGCATAAAGGGAAATCTAATTGAAATCAGGTCGCAGGCACTTGTCCTCTGGCCGAATTTTCCGTTCGAAGAGATGGGGGAGGATAAGACGTACCAGGATTATGGGTTTTATGCGGATGAGATAAACCGGTTTGAGGCCAATCTTGACCATATCCGCACAGGCACTTTCCCATTCGCGATAGGCGAACAGCAGACTTATTATGACAACCAGCCATTTATCGACTGGCGGGAGTTGAACCGGATTGAGGAGGCATGCCGCTTTATACATAACAATATTCAGAGCAGGATTAACGGTCGGAAGAAGCTGGCCTTTACGTTAAATGGAGGTGCTTTTTAAAATGATTTTAAAAACAGACTATAAGGATGCGATGTACGATGGGGCACGGAAGTGGCGCATTACCCAGAATTCAGACGGGACATCCGGAATTGCAGATGAGACAAGTTATACACAGGAAGGCGATCGGTTTGGGGCTAATGATATTAATTCCACCAATACTGCTATCAATCGGATTAACCATGTGACCGAAGTAACATTAACGGCATCTGGGTGGGAGGGTGGTGCTGCTCCGTACACCCAGACGGTAAGTGTGCCAGGAGCTACGGCCGACCTGGATGCGATACTGGTTAGTGCGCTGGCTGATGGGGCGAGCGTCACCACCCAGAAGGCGTATATAAAGGCATTTGGGATTATCTCCAGCGGAACTGCATCGCTGGGAAATGGGACGGCTACATTTAAAGTATACAAGAAGCCGGCAACAGATTGCCTTGTGGGATTGAAGGGGGTGTAACGCATGGGGAAAATATTGATGCCGGGCGGCGGAGGCGGTGTCGACCTGGATGTAATAACAGCCGGCGCAGAGGATGTTCTGGCCGGTAAAGTAATCGTGGACAAAAACGGGGAGCCGCTGACCGGGACGATGGCGGACCAAGGTAACTGGAACTTTTCAGAACTGGTGGCCGGCTCTGCAGTGACAGTTCCTGGTGGAAAACACGGCGGTGGTGGAAAAGTGACAGCAAAAAGCCTGGCCAGCCAGACGCCCGGTACATCAGCGGCCGGGCATATTCTTGCCGGAAGAACGGCATGGGTAAACGGTAGTAAAATCACTGGCACGATTCCCAGCCAGGCGGGAGGAACATTGACACCCTCCACGTCAGCAGTAACTGCAAACTGTTCTGGCAAATACATGACAAGCAATTACACCATTCCAGCATTCGCCTTACCGCCAGCAAACGCTCTCCGTAAAGGCTATTCCTACACCTTGTACGGAAAGACAGTTACTGGGACGTTGGAACAATGGTTATCTTCTCCTGCTGATGTTACCGGGAACGAAACAGGAGCAACCAAAATAGGCACCTCGACTGGTTTCTTTTCATGGATTACAAGTCCAAAAAGCATAAACGTGTTTTGTGGTAGTAATGGTGGTTCCACGTTGGGCCGACTTAATACAGCAGTAAATGTTTCGTCATATAAATACTTAAAACTATTCGTCCCCAGAGCATATGATAAGTCAGGCTCACAATACTACACTAAAGTAGGGATATCTTTACAAGCAGATGGAAGCGGGGTTACATATGGGGCGGAGGTGCTTGCTAATAGTACTGTTACTAATTTTAACGTAATTCTGGATGTCACAAATTACAATGGGATGTATTTTATTTATGTGTCTGTAAGAAGCGCAAGCACTACCAAAAATAATGGAATAATGGGTGGAACTATATCCCTATCTAATTCGTAAGCAACGAGTTACTGGCATTTAAGCTAAAGTCATAAATATCTCGTAGATAAACCCCCTATCGGGGCCTAAATTTCCACTAGAACTTCTGTGGTAGACACCATACACATATATGTAATAATTACCACTTAAGGATGATATGTCAAGTATATTATACTCTGGCCCGTTTGATCGTGTATCAAGTACATTAAGTTTTGCCATATCTGTTTCCTTTGCAGATGCAGACTTAGATACTCCTATTGAAATTAAGTGGCTTGATGCGGTCAGCAACGAGTACATCCCATCAATCCTGGCAATCCTGGGCGCAGTCCTGGGATGTGTGGCCGTCGGAACGGTCAGTCTGGAAAGTATCGTGTACGGGGCGGTAACAGGACTTGCCAGTACCGGCCTGCACCAGGTTTTCAGCCAGATAATCAATAAAACAGAATAATAAGTAACCTGGGGAGCCGATTGGCTCTCCCTTATTTTATAATTTAAGCCATGAAAAGGAGATTAAAACTATGACAAACTGTAAGAAACACAAAATCAATGATGCAAACCACTACAAACACTTAATACCGGACACGGACTGTACTTGTGATGTTGGTATTAATGGCCCAGCTGGGGACCCGGACTTAATCGCGAAGGGGAGCGGAGGGTATGACCATCCGCAGACTCCGCCGGCGAAAGGGCCGGGAGCAGATCCGGAGCTGCTGGCGAAAAGCAAGCCGCCGTTAAAGCATCCGGAAACACCTGCAGCGACTGGACCAGCAGCAGAATAGTTGCGACATTTAAATGGACAGGGCGGCCCTTTGAGACTGTCCTGTCACTGAGGTGACCATGTATATTGACACAAATACAATTATAACGGTAGCCAGTGCAATGACAGCATTGGCTGCCATTTTTTCGGCCGTTTTTGCAGCCCACAGGTGGTTTTTAAAACAGGAAAGACAGGACAAAGAAATCGAACAGATAAAATCAGAACAGTGCCTGCTTACGTATGGGGTACTGGCTTGCTTAAAGGGATTGAAAGAACAGGGGTGCAATGGCCCCGTAACAGAAGCTATCAATAAAATAGAGAAACATATCAACCAACAGGCACACGAATGAGAGGTATAATTATGGATTTTGGAATTGCAAGTGTAGCAGGAATTACAGCACTGTGTTATCTGGCCGCTATGGCGGTTAAGGTGACATCGGTAGACAATAAGTGGCTGCCAGTTATTTGCGGCGTTATTGGGGCCACACTGGGCGTTGTAGGCATGTATACGATGCCAGATTATCCGGTGAAAGACATTATCAATGCGGCGGCCGTCGGTGCGGTATCTGGCCTCGCGGCTACCGGTATTAATCAGATGTACAAGCAGCTTAAAGACAATCAGTAAAAGCAGACAGAGGCGCCGGTGGAAGAGACAGTATAAGTTGCGATATCGCAACAGTACATAGGGCCTGGGATATCCCCGGGCCTTTTTTAATAGGAGGTTATAATGGTACAGAGTGAACAGAGCAGAGAACTTGGAGAAAAGTGGTTTAAACAGCTGCAGACCGAAGTGGCAGCGGCACCGGCAGAGAATCTGGAGGACTTCCGGGCGGCCATAGACCCGGATACGATGGGATTTTATGGTCAGGAGGGAGTGGACGATGAAGATTAATAAACTGCTTACCCCATACAATTATAACGACGGTCAGATTAGCCGTATCAAGTACATTGTAATCCATTATGTAGGGGCTACAGGCGGAGCAAAAGCCAATTGCAAGTATTATGCCAGTGAGCATATTGGCGCCAGCGCCCACTACTATGTTGATTTTGATGGTAGCATCTGGCAAAGCGTGGAAGATAAAAATATAGCCTGGCACAGCGGCCGTAAGGATGGCATATATAAGCATCCCGAGTGCCGCAATTCCAACAGTATCGGAATTGAGCTGTGTGTCAGAAACAAAGGAAGTCAGGCGGCAACCAGCCGGGATTGGTACTTTGAGGATGCCACGGTGCGTTCGGCTGTGGCCCTGACCAGAGAGCTGATGGAAAAATACAAGATAACGGCAGACCGGGTGGTCCGGCATTATGATGTCACCGGTAAAATATGCCCGAATCCTTTTGTCTATAATCATACGGATCATACCTGGGAGGAGTTTAAAGCCGCGCTTAAATCAGCCGGTTTCACACCGGGGTGGGAGAAAGATACTTTGGGCAGATACCGCTATGTACAGGCAGACGGCACCTATGCAGTTAATAAATGGCTGCTGATTAACCATCATTGGTATCTGTTCGGGAAAGACGGATACATGCTGACCGGCTGGCAGCGCTGGAACGGCAGTAGCGTCATCGGTTTGGATGAACCGGGGGACTGGTATTTTCTCGACAATACGGTGGATGGGCCGTTGGAGGGCGCATGCTGGCACGAGCGGGCCGGAGGGTTTGGCGGCCTGGAGGTGTGGGAAATTAATTAAAATATTTTGAGTGGTTGGGGGTATCCTGGCCACTTTTTTGTGTGGTGGGAGAAGAAGAATAAAGAAAAGAGTAATGTAACGGCAAAATAAAATCAGAGAAAGGATGAATTTTATGTTAGTAGAAATCACAGGGAAGAGATACGAAGAAAAATTGATTACAACGAGTTTGAAGGTTGCAGAAAAGTTCGAGAAGAACCATCAACACATACTCGAGGCCATCGATAAACTGACGGTCGAAAATTCGACAGTCGCAGAAATGTTTACCTTATCTACATATAAGGCTGGGAATAATCATGAATACAGAATGTATAATATGAACAGGGATGGCTTTTCTCTGCTTGCAATGGGTTTTACAGGTGAAAAGGCGTTGAGGTGGAAACTGGATTATATTAAAGCTTTCAACACTATGGAGACCGAACTTAAAAGAATTTACACGGAACGGCAGCAGTGGCAAATCGAGAGAGATAAAGGTGTTATCGTCCGTCATATCCTGACTGACACCATCAAAATGAAAGTAGCCGACAGCCCGCATAAGAAATTCGCCTATCCCAATTATACAAAGCTTATTTACAAGACTATCTTCGGTAAAACCATGAAAGAACTACAGACACAGTACGGTGTCAAGGGCAAGGAAAGCATTAGGGAATATGTGACAGCAGATGAACTTAAGCAGATTGAATCTATGGAGATGCTGGTCAGTAGCCTGATAAGCTGCGGATGGGGATATGACCAGATAAAAGCTTTTGTACAGACCAACGCAACGAAGATGCTGGCTGGGTAG